GTGCAAGATTAGTTTATATAGATTCAACACAAGGTTGGTTAGCTTATTCAGGAATTAATGAAGGAACAGATGCTTTAGAAGAAACATCTTACTCAATAGATTTTTTAGTAGTAGCTGGTGGCGGAGGTTCTTGTGGTTATTTTTCTGGTGGATCAGGTGCAGGTGGATATAGAACATCTACTCAAACAGTAAATATAGGAACAGTAATTACAGTAACAGTTGGTGGGGGTGGTGCAGGTGGTCATGGAAATGGTAGTGTTGCTGGTGCAAATGGTAGTAATTCTTCAATATCAGGTTCAGGTTTAACGACAATAACATCAGCAGGTGGTGGCGGAATATCAGCACCTAGTAGAACAAATGGTGTTAATGGTGGTTCTGGTAGTGGTGCTGGAAATGCTGGAGGTGCAAATTTTGGTTTAGGAAATACTCCGAGTACATCTCCATCTCAAGGTAATAATGGTGGAAGTGGAGGTGGTAATGCTGGTGGTGGAGGAGGTGGTGCTGGTGCTGTAGGAAATAATTCTTCAGGAGATACTGGTGGAACTGGTGGAAATGGAGCAGCATCTTCAATAACAGGAAGTTCAGTAACTTATGCTGGAGGTGGTGGAGGTGGACCCTACTTTACGACAGCAGGAGTAAGTGGTGGAACTGGAGGTGGTGGAGCTAGTGAAGGATTTATACCTTCTACACAAGTAAAAGGAGTAAATGGAACAGCTAATTTAGGCGGAGGTGCTGGAAGTGCTAGTGATTATAGTGGTTCAGCTATTACACCAGTGGCATCAGGTGGTTCAGGAGTTGTTATATTAAGTGTACCAACTGCTAATTATTCAAATACTTCAACAGGTTCTCCAACAGTTACAACATCAGGAAGTAACACAATATTAAAATTTACAGGTTCAGGGAGTTATACAGCATAATATGGCACACTTTGCAAAAATAGGTTTAAATGGAAAAGTTATAGAAGTGCTTTCGGTTCATAATAACGAATTATTAGATAGTAATGGAGTAGAGCAGGAAAATATAGGAATTGATTTCTTAACTAAATTAACAGGTTATCCTTTATGGGTTCAAACATCTTATAATAATAATTTTAGAAAACATCATGCAGGAATAGGTTATACTTATGATGAAGATAGAGATGCTTTTATTCCTAAAAAACCATATAATAGTTGGATATTAAATGAAGATACTTGTAATTGGGAATCTCCAATACCTTATCCACAAGATAACAATAAATATAACTGGAACGAACAAAATCAATCTTGGGATTTAATAGAAAATAATATATAATTCAGTCAAACAATGATTGAAGCTAATATTAATGGGATATTTCCAACACCAATTTATATTTCTAAATTAAATAGAGAACTTACAAATAAAGAATTATCATTTATTGATAAAACTAAATTAGATACTTATAACAATGAAGGAAATATAACATCAAAAGAAAATTATATTCTTAACAATATTAAATTTAAAAATTTAAAAGAAGATTTAGATTTAAGAGTACAAGATTATTTTCAAAAAGTTATATCTCCAACAAATACAATTACACCTTACATTACACAGTCTTGGCTAAACTATACTGAAACAAATCAATATCATCATAAACATCAACACCCAAATTCATTAGTATCAGGAGTATTCTATATTAATTGTGATGATAAATTTGATAAGATTAAATTCTTTAATGATAAATACCAAACTATAAAACCAGAAATAAAAGATTGGAATATTTGGAACTCAGAAACTTGGTGGTTTTCTGTAAAGACTGGAGATATAATACTATTCCCATCTTCATTAACTCACATGGTGGAAACTAAACAAGGAGATAACACTAGAATTAGTTTAGCTTTTAATGTTTTTATAAAAGGTATTATTGGTAATAATAAATCTTTAACAGAACTTATATTATGACAGTTAGAAAATTATCTGTTGAAACAACTATAAAAAGATACACAAATGAAAATGGTTTTGCTTGGGGTATTAATACAGTAATGAAATCTTTAGCACCTGATGCTAGTTATGATTTAACTTCTGCTGGTGAGTTTATTATAGATAGATGGGATTCTCCTTTGCCACAACCAACATCACAAGAAATAAGAGATGAATACATTAGGCAGCAAACTATAGCTGAGTGCATTGAATACTTTAATAGAGTAAAATGAATATCATAATAGCAATACCATGTTATAGTGGAAATATATCTAATCTAACATTTCATTCTGTATTAAATACATTACGTTGGTTAAATGATTCTGGACACAATGTAAGACTTGAAACATTACCAACTGAATCTTTAATCAATCGTGCTAGAAATAAATTTGTAACTAAGTTTTTAGAAAATAAAGAATTTAATGGTACACATTTATTGTTTATTGATGCTGACATAGGTTTTACTGTTGAAAATTTAAAAAGAGTAATAGACTTTAATAAAGATATTGTAACATGCACCTATCCTGTAAAAGGTTTCTATTGGCAGCAATTACTAGATCGTATCAAGAAGAATACAGACATAGACGAGAAAACAATGCGTGATTATCTTTTGCAGTTTAATGTTAATCTATATCCTAACACAGAATTTAAACATGGATTCGCAAGAGTAAAAGAATCAGCTACAGGATTTATGATGATTAAACGTGAGGTGTTTACTACTATCATAAATAAGAATCCGCAGCTTAAATACAAACCAGATCTAAGAACAGGAATAGAAGGATCAGATAATGCGTATGATTTTTTCCCTGTCGGAATTTATAAAGAGAAAGATGGAGTAAACAGATTCTTATCAGAAGATTATTATTTCTGTAGATTAGCTGAAGAGTGTGGCTTTGAGATCTGGACAGACTTATCTACACCAATTACACACTTGGGTTCTACCGAATATCATGGTATGTTTATGACACAACTAAACAGGAAATAATATGATTACACTTATTATTGGTTTACTAGCTGGAGGTTTCATTGGTTATGCTTATAAAGATGAAATCAGTAAAGCTATTGAATCTATCAAAGCAATCTTGAAAATATAATAATTTAACCTATATAACCTTCATTAACCAATGGAGAATATAATGTTAAACTATACTGATATTAAAAACTACTGGACTAAGTTCTATGCAGATGCTTTTGAAGATGCAAAATCATTCTGGAAGAACTACGCAGATACAGTAGAAAAATTATATAAAAAATAAATAAATAATAGTTATAAAACAATAAGTTATAAAAAATAATTTTATTTACTTATTATTCAATTAACTTTATCTCGCACATGCCAAACCAACTATAGGAGTTTGCATGGCAAAAAAGAAAAAATCTGCTGAGGATATAATCTATGAGATTAAAGATCTCTTAGATGATCTGGAGCTAAAGATCAATCCTGAAGAAGGATATGCATCTGATGATGAAGACGATCTAGATGAGGATGAATTTGATCTAGATGATGAAGACGAAGAAGAGTAAATAAATGCTATATGGGGTGTTTATAGCATCCCATATACACCTATAGATTGACTTTTTCATGCCACTATATATGGTGGCGAAATGAAAACAAAGCACAAGATATCTACAACATCTGTTAGACTATCGGCACATGAGAAGCTATGCGCTGAGAGAATGTCGCAGCTCATTAAAACAATAGATGAGTTACGTGGTGATGTTAAACAACTTCACTCAGATATGAATAAAGGTAAAGGTGTTATTGCTTTCATAATAATAGTCGGTGGTATCATCGGCGCAATAGTTGGCTTGCTTAAATATTTTAGATAATGAAGACAAGTAACAAGGGTGTCTTGAGCGAAGTCATAGCTCATTCACACTTTGCTAAAGATCCGGATCTTTTAATATTCACTCCACTCTGCGGTGTGGGTCCAGTTGATATCGTAACCTATAATATTAAAACAAAAGAATATACTAACTATGATGTTAAGACAGAATCTTTTAGATTATCAGATACAAAGTATGGTAATAAAAATAAAGATCGTATAAACAGAGCGCCAAATAAAAGACAAAAACATTTAAGTGTTAAAATACTTTACGTTGGTAAAGATAATAAGATAACAATAAAATGAAACTATCAGAAAATTTTACATTAGAAGAATTAACTTATTCCAAAACAGCTGAAGATAAAAAGATATCTAATATTCCAAAAGTTGAACATATCAAAAATCTTCAGTTGTTATGCGATCATATCCTGCAGCCAGTTAGAGATACGTTCCAGACTTCTGTTAAAGTAAGTTCTGGTTATAGATCTCCTGAGCTATGCCTGGCTGTTGGTTCAACTATTAAGTCTCAACATACAGAAGGTAAAGCAGCAGACTTTGAAATAGATGGTATTCCAAATCTTCAATTAGCTAACTGGATTTATAAGAACCTAGACTTTGATCAATTAATACTTGAGTTCTGGAACCCTGCTGAAGATAATTCTGGATGGGTTCATTGTTCTTACAATGGTAGTCAAAATAGAAAACAATATTTGAAAGCAATGCGAATAGATGGTAAGACTGTTTATTCAACAATGGAGATAGAATAATGTTACCTATGTTAAATGCTATAGCGCCGCTTGCTAAGATATTATTTAACACTGTAGATAAAGCAGTTGCAGATAAAGATTTGGCTGCAAAATTAAAAGCAGATTTACAAACTCAAATGTTACAATCGCATACTCAAGAAATGCAAGCTGCATCAAGAATAATTGAGGCAGAAGCTAAAGCTGGCTGGTTCACATCATCTTGGCGTCCCCTGCTTATGTATGTATTAATTACAATTTTAGTTTGGAATTATATATTTAGTCCAATTATATCTGTATTGTTTGGAGTTAAAGCAAGTGTTGATATGCCTTCAGAGGTAACAAATTTATTAACTGTTGGTGTTGGCGGTTATACCATCGGAAGATCAGCAGAGAGTGTTGCAAAGTCTTTAGCTGCTAGACCAGTACAAAGCAAAGATCAAGAAAATGGATAGTCTAAAGTTAAGCGATCAAACACAAGTATCTTTACCTATTAAAAATATAGTAGCTATCGTATCTGCTATCGTTGTTGCTGTCTGGACTTACTTTGGAATAGTTGAAAGACTAAATAGACTTGAGACTAATGAGAAGTTAATGGCGCAGGATCTATTAAAGAAAGCAGAACAAACTCCTAAGAACCAGGAGATGTATATGTT